CGCCCCACTCTGCGGGTGCGAGTGGACCACGGCGATGATGTCACCTCGTTCTTCGAGATCCATCTGTTCTTCGTGGGAGATGATGAAGTGTTCGCTGGGAGTGTGCGCATGGTTTACGCATGGGACGTACTCTTCCTTTCGACCAACGGCCAGGACCACGCCACACGACTCCTTCGGAAACTCTGCGATGGCGTGAGCGATTGCGGCGTCGAGGGTATTCTTGTTCATACTCTGATAAGTCCTGCTGCTGGAAAACCACCATAGGGAAGTTCGTTGTCTGCGCCGAAACGCAGCTTGCAAGATCCTGGCCGCAGACCGCACTCGTCCAACGACTCGTCGTCAGTCGGAGTGTCGAGGTTGTCGGCGACCGGGCCACCAGTGTACCCGCACTCCGCGCTTCGATACCTCCACCCGCATTGGTTCGCCAGAATCTTCCGACGTGGCAGGCGAACTCCATTGAACTCCATCGCGCTGGAAAGTTCAAACTTCACGGCGCTTTTGTTCTCAGCGGCCTTGCGCTCGATGTACCAGACTTGATCTGGAAAATGCTCACCCGGGTTCGCTGCGCCACTGGGATTCACATCCCCCGGAAAATTCACGTCGTCCAAGTATCGAGATGTCGTCCGGCGTCGCGTGAATTTGGCGCCGATCAAATCGGCGTACAAGATGCACAACGCAGTGATCGACCCATCCCCGTTCGCTACGGTCAGGCTTGGCGTCGGGGGCTTGTCGCTCGTGATAAGGAACCCCGTCGCTTCCACCGGCCATGGGTGATACTCCAAACCTTGCCAAGTGATAATGCCCTCTTGCTTGTGGGCGTGGAACAGTAGCACGCCGGCCAGTGGATCAATCGACGTCCCATCGAGTTCGTAGACCTCGATCATCGATCCTGGCTGAAGCAGTTGGCTGTCAGCGCGTAGCGTCATGGCCTGAACACCTGTACCAGCGTGACACTCAACTTGGCGTTACCCGCTGCCGCCGGCACGATACCGTATCCCTTTACCTGATAGTACCCTTGGACTCCGAATGGTGGAGTCCAGTAGAATGACACGTAGCCCTTGTGTGCCCGCATGAAGTCCAAGATTGGTTGGATCTCGGCATTCGTACCGACAAAGGTCAGCGGCCAAGTCTGCTCCTCGTTGTTGATGCCATCCCCATAAGATTGACTGTACCCACTACCGAACTTGATGTCCGTTGTGCGGAATACGCCGTTCGCACTCGGCTCTTCCTGCGGGGGAATGGCGGGGGCGAATGTATCAACCATGTTGAGCTCTCCAGATGATTCCGCCCGGCTTCATTTCATCGACCAGCACGTCTTTGATTTTCTTTCCTAGCAGTTGCCCAACTGTCTTGGCATTCTTGTTGTCTTCATCGGACGACGTATTGGTTGAGCTCGACCCATCGGAGGCAACGCTGACGTTCACAGTAACGTCGCCTACTCCTCCGCTTTGACCCCCACTTGCGATCACGCCAAGCTGCCCATGGGCGTTGCGCTTCAGTGGCATCACGCCCTCGAACCCCGACTCTCCTCGCAAGCCCCGACCGTTCGCCATCGGGAATAGCTCGGGACCGTGGGTGACGTGACCCTTGGCCATCACCTCTAGTCCACCTGCGAACGCTGCGCCCCGGCCGTAGCTACCCGTACCGAACGCAGTGCCACCGTCGCCTCCAGCACTGTAGTCTGCGTATCCAGCGCTGCCATTGTCCGCAGTCCCGCCGAAAAAGCTGGACAATATCTTGGAAAGAAGAATTCGGAGCTCTATCTTCAGCAACTCTGCCAGGATCGTCTTGCCGACATCCTGCCACTCCTGCTTCGTCTTGGTAGACCATGAAGTAGCAGCGTCTTCTAACTGTGAATAGGCGTTCATCCAACCATCATAGGTAGACCCCGCGACATCCTGCGACTTCGCGTAGATATCATCAATTGCTTTCCTGGCACCGTTACGCCAATCCCCGATGGCCGCCTTCCTCTGAGCATAGTAGCCTTTTTCCTTTTCGGACAGGTCGCGCTCTGCGTCGTCGATTTGCTGGATACCGTCCAGATATTCTTGTGTCCCCAGCGCGTTTTCTCGGCGAGCGCGCTTCGTCAGTTCAAGTCGGTCAGCTGCCGCTTGGCCATGCTGCGCGCGAAATTCGTGACATTGGTCATTCTGATCGCCACCATGGCCAATGTCACGAATTTCGCGCGCAGCATCTCGGGCGCGAGCTTCGCTAGATGCTGCCATTCGTTCCTGGATATTCGCGGACGCCTCCAGTATGTCATTGGCAACCTTCTGTTTCTGAGCCAGCTGATCCGTGGCGACGATCTCTTCCAGCGACGCCTTCACAGTAGCTTGCTGCGCCTTTGTCAGCTTTGTGTGTCCAGTGGCGAAGTTTGCCAAGATGTCGGAAGCGTACCGCTGGACGTCGGTCAGCTTGTCGGTAGACTCAGCCGCCAATTTCTGACGCGCCGAATACTGATCGATCTGCTTCGTGACTCGCTCATACTCTGCGGCCTGCTCGCTGGCATACTTCTTCGCATCTTTGGCGGCCTGCGACATGGGCTCCTTGCGCTCAGTGCGATCACGATATCGCTTTTCAGCTTCGGCGATCTGTCGCATCTGCTCGGTTTCTGAGAACCGGGCATCGTTGGGGTGGAGATTGCGAGCAGTATTGAACTGCTCATCGATCTTGTTGATTTCAGCTTCGCGTTGCTTGGCCCGGTTATAGGACAAGTCGCGTTCTTCAATAGCCTTGGTGGCGTCGCGGTATTTCTGATTCAGCTTCTCTTCAGCGTCGGCTGCAGTCGCTTGGTCAGCAGTATCCCCACGAAGCTTCTTCAGCTTATTCAGCTCTGCGGTAGTCTTGTTCAGCTCGACTGTGGCGTTGTGCGAACCACTGAACATCGTTGTCAGGTCGGCGGTCAACCAATCACTGACATTCTGTTTACCGCTCATCATGTCGTCTTGGCCACTGGCGACACGGAGCGCAGCCTGCTGAGCCTTCAGTCTCCCAGTGACTTCAGCGATCTTCTCATCCATGGACTTGTCGCGGCCCAGCCCCATCATTTCGTCCCACGCCTTGGAAGCATGCGTAGCCACGAAATCCCACGCGCGTTGCAGATACCCTAAGCTTTCCTCCACTTCTTGCGCGCGAGTACGAACGGCATCAGCCAGAGTCTTCTCCGCCAGAGCGGCTGCTTCCTGCTTTTGCCCATGTTCGAGGAGCGTGCGAATTTGAGTTTCGGTGCTTTCCGTGAGAAAGTGCATCGACTTATCAAGTTCTTGCAACGCCCCCAGCGGGTCGTCCTTTAACTTGATGAACGACTTGGCCGCATCGTCAATTGACTGCCCAGTAACGCGGGCCATGTCAATGACACCCTGCGCTACCTGCTTTATCTCACTTCTGAAGAACCGGCCACTAGCCGTGACAGTTGTCAAAGCTTCCTTGGCAGTGCCGATCGACACCGACGCAGTTTCCATCCCCTTGGCAAGATCGCGCATTTCTCCGAAAGAAGTGTGCGCAAAATCACCAGTGGCTTGGATTGTCTTGTTGAACGCGGTCTGCTCAGCAGCCCCCTTGGCCGCTGCGACCGCGAACGCCCCGACTATTCCTACGAACGCAGCCACGGCAAGGCCAGCGGCGGAGAATAGCAATGGAACCAGCCCCATCCTATTGGCGAGCGTGATCACCGATCCTTGGAATCGAGTAAGGTCACCACGCTGCAACTCGTTGACCAGGACGGCATACTCGCGCACGACCTGACCAGATGCAAGGCTCAACTCATGGTGGCCCTTGGCGGCCTTCGATGCACCGGCCCCAGCGGCGGCCGTGGCCGCAGTTCCACGCTTCTTTACTTCCGTGGCCGCTGCTTCAGCTGCGGCCTGCGCGCGAACGGCCGCCATCGACTCATTGACGTATTTAGTATAACGCTGAGTCTCAGCCGAAGCATTACGTTGTTGAGCAGCCAATTCTGCATCTGTCTTGCCCAAGCCATCCAGGGCATGCTGGGCGCGACCGCCCGCCGCTGCGAGGTTGTCGAGATCCTTCGCAGCAGCCACGCTAGAGGTGGAGTCAACTGAAACTACAGCCTTGGCAATTTCGTCAACCATCTGCGCGTACTCCATCTAGGTGCATGATTGCTTCTATTTCCCACCGCGCCAGCTTTACCCCCGTGAGGAACTGCCAACTCTGCAACTCTGTGAAATTCACCGGGTGCGAAAGCTGACAGGTCCAACTCCACAGATAGAGCAGGTCGATGGGGGGCTCTGGGGCATTTGCCAGCCTCGCAGGCTTCCTGCCTGTTTTCTGGTAAACTTCCCACAGGTGAAAGCGCTCACTTTTACCTGACGTCGAACCTTCTACCGCCTTAGACAAAGATTGTTGATACTCTGCCCACTCGATCAGTCGCTGGAAGGTTCGCTGAAAAAACTCTGCGTGTCGTCCGCTGCCGAGACCACCAGCATCTGCAACTGCGGAGCATCCTTGAGCAGTGCAGTCACAGTGTCTTCGTTGCATGGGCCGGGGAAGCTCCATGCCACTACCAGCGATGCCTTCATGCGGACCTGTGAGTCGTAGACCCGTTCGGCGCGAACCTTGGGGTCCTTGATCGCCGCATGGTCGCCAGCGATCTGGTACGCCGTATCCTTGGCGATGCGAAAGCGGTCCGACAGACTGGACACGACGTCCATCCAGTCTTCAGTCTTCTTGCCAGTGGCCGGGTCGAACAAGAACACGCGGTTCGGATTGTTTGCGCGTTCCCGCGTGCGGTACTTGTCCATGGGGGAGGCTTCCTGCCCCGCCTGCGGAAGTTTTTCTTCGATTGCGATGCCTTGTTCGCTGTTCATGGTAAATCCTGCGTTTGAGTGGGACTACTTAGGCCAGAACACGGGTGATCTGGATATTCGTTCCGAGGGTGGGGTCTTTCATTGCCTGGAACGGCATGGCAATGGAGATCGGGCCTTCACCCGCCACCGGTACGTCACCACCGGTGTACTTCAGCTTCGGTACCAGGAAGGTGTAGATATTGTCACCGTCCGTCGCCTGCACCGAGAGGCTGGAGGTTTCTTCGTTGATGAACTTGTTGTAAAGGGACACGTCTTCGAAATAGGCGTCCATGGTGCCGGTGAGATTGCTGCGTCCGATGCTGGCCTGGAGGGATTCCGCAGAACCGATGACGAAGCGGGGGTTCATGCCGTTCGACAGGTTCAGGTTCACCGACGTGACAACGGCGATGGGCGACCCACCCTCGGTGACTTCACCAGTCAGTGCGTCCATGGGAGCCGTGATCGGTGCATCCGTGTACGTGGCCCCAGTCACGATGGCCGACGCGACATCCATGCCCATGGCCCAGAACCCCATCGTCAACGCGACGACGCCGCCGGTGCCCATCGCCAGTTGGAGCGAATCGACCTCCGCGCCACGATAGCGCATGAACTGGTTGACATCAGAGAAGCGACGTTCCAGCGTGAAGCTGCGACGGACGATGCCTGCCTTCAGTACGTCGGCGACCCATGTTCCGCCCAAAGCGGCCTGGAGCATGTCGTCATAGGACGATGCGGAAAGTTCACCGACGACGTTGCCGGCAGCTGACCGAGTACCGTGTCGGAAGTCTGCGATCTGGCGATCATCACGCAGTTCGTTGGATTGGAAGGATGCCTTCGAAAGATTCAGGCTGGTCGTGTTGTGACGCAGCTTCTTGAAGACAGGAGTGGCCGGTGTGACGCCAGGAGTAACCTCCGGGACGTAACCGACACTGTGACGCGAACCGGACGCTTCTGACATGACCTTAACTCCTAGTGGATGTAGCGTGGCGATTGTACCCCATCGGGGCGGTTAGAACATCTGTAGCATTTGACCGCTTGCAGAGGGAGGAGCGCTCGCACCCTTCAGTGTTACCATGATGGCGTTGTAGGCCGCATTCCTGTTACTCGTCCATGTAGCATTCTGTGTGCCGGTGGCAGTAAGAACCTTACAAATCACAGAGCCGGCCACCGTAGTAGATCCTGCCTGATCTTCGCCGATTAACGTCCATCCCGCAGGCTCCGTGATCGTATCCGTGCCGTTGTAGGCATGGTGCATGACAGCGAACGCAATCTCATCAGCCTGTGCCGTGGCGGCGGTCGTTCCAGTAGAAGGCGCAGTGCTGGTACCCGTTCCAGTGGTTGCCACGACGTCCACTGCACTAGACAGCGCAACCCCGATCACTTCGGATAGTGTTATGAACCAATACGAATCACCCGCGAAAGTCAGACTGACGGTTTTGTCACCTACTGTCTGGTTCAGCGCCACGAATATCTGGGACTTGCCGCCATAACCGCTAGTAGACGAGATGGTGTTCGCCTTGGCCACGAGATCGCCAGTGACCATAGCCCCAGTCAGTGGAATTGTCGGCGCCGTCGTACCGTCCCGCATTGGTACGATGCCGAGAACCAACGCCGCACCCGCCGCCACGCCAGTCAGTGAGATCGTCGTGTTCCCAGTACCTGACTTGCTTGTGCTGCGGACGGAGAACGCCACGTCAAGCCTCCTGGCTCACTGCAACGATATGCCACTTGGAAGCAGCCTCGTTGTAGACAGCACCGATGTAGACCCACTTCCCCACCACTGTTGTCAGCGGAGCAGTAGCTCCGGTATTCACGTAAATTGCATTCCACGTGATTGCGCGCGCTGTCCCGTTGTCCTTAAACGCAAACAAGATCTTGTCACCATAAAGGTGCGACCCCGACGGCGCAGCCACGGCCAGCGCAGCCGCTTGACCCGTGAGTATGCAGTTGTCATTCGTAGCTGATGGAGTCAACGTGGCAGTGGATGTCGTGGACTGGGTGTCCTTCAACAAATCTGCCAATCCTGCGATACGTGTATCCAAGTCCTGCAGGGCTGACTGAACATCGGTGTAGGTGTTCGCGTTAACTGAGAATGATGGAGCTGAAAACGACGTGCCATCGTAGTCAGCCCCCGCGCCATAAGCATCCGCCATTTGGTCAATGGCAGCCTTGATGGCCTTGATCTCCACCCCTACCCGGGTGAAGCCACTGGAAATGACGGATGCGAGGCTCATGTCAACGCCGTCTCGAACGCCGTGACGAAGTCGGTGGCTGGGTCACCGATCTCGCTCTCGGTGTAGTAGAAAGCATCGTAGTCCCCAGCGGCTTCAC